TTGTTTAACTGTTCTTTGTGTGTCGCCCAACGACAATTTTCTTTTGAATATCCTTTGTCATTATCAATTCTGTCTAACGTTTTATTGTGTGGCCTTTCGCCCATATCTCTAAAAAAATTATCAAAGATCAACCAATCTTCGCATATAGTAATGTTTCTATCTACATAAGATTGATGGCCTCCTTTACCCTGCGTTCTTTGAATCATTGCATGCCACGACTTGTATGTTCTTGTGCCAGCCATTCCGTGTTTTGTATTTTTTTCAGCAGTAATCTTATATTGTTGACATCCACATGATTTAGATGTGCCTTTCATCAAGCTGCCAACAAGAACTTTTTTTTCAATTCCACAAATACATTTGCAGTTCCATACTGTTGCGTTTCTTCTGTCTCTGCCTGCAAAATTTAAAACAGTCCAATACCCAAAAACTTGTCCAGTTTTGTCACGGAATGGCGTTGGCATATCTATCCTTGTTTAACAAAAATTCCATCTTTTGTTAGATACCCGCGCCTATCCTTAATAGTTTCATAGCCATTATTAAGGCAAGTCATTAAGTCAACATCTAACAACGCTGCGCCTATTATAACAGTGACTAAAATGTCTGCGTATGCGTCTTTAGCCTCTTCAACATCACCTTTACTTAAGGCTTTTAGAAGCTCTGCAACCTCTTCTGTTGTTTTGATGGCTTGTGCTAATGCCGTGCTGTTGGGAATAATTTGTCTTTGCTCAGCCCATTGCAAAATTTTTATTTCAAGCGATGCGTAACTCATCTAACTCTCCTAAGTGGTTCTTGGTATTTTTCTGGTGGTGGGGCTGTCATCTTTTCTGAAGGAGGAGTCCATCCATGCTTTCTCCAAAGGGCTTGGACATCAGAACCAGACTCCCATACAAAGTCCTTTAAAGGGACTGATGGGTAACAAATCTTGGAATGTGGTGGTTTTTCAATCATTTTGAAGCCTTCATCAGACGTTGTTTACGACCAGAGCGACCTACTTTTACGCCCACGATTTCAATGAATCCCTTGTCTAACAGAGATTTGTACCTGGCTGTTATTGAGGAATATGGGTACTGCGGGAATAACTCTAAGACTTGATCTGAAATACAACCTTCAGGAAAGCCTTTAATGGCCTCATAGACCATTTGTTCGAGCTTGGTGGTGTCAACTACTTGAGCCGCTTCGTGACTCGTTGTAGGGTCTTCTTTGCGTGCCAACTTAAATGCTGGTGTGCCAAAGAATCTGTCCATTGACTGCTTCATGTTGTTAAAAATATCATTCATCATTCACTCCTATCATTATTAAGAAGGGGTACTCACGTTCGTCCGGCAGAATTGCCCGCTTTCCCCCAAAACTGTTAAATCTTGTTTTCATCAACCCTATGGTCGCCACACCAGTCTGTCATAAACACTACTGGATAGCCTCCCATAGAAGGAGAATGTCTGCGGCAACGACCAATAATGGTTGGTGAATCTTTTGTTTCATCTGTTTTAGCTTTTGCCACAAACCACATACAAGTTATGCAACTCATGTGCTTAGAGCGATGAATCCAAGGGTCATTTACTGTAATCATGTTATCTCCTCAAAATGGAATATCGTCTGAATCAAAGTTCGTTGCTTTAGAACGCTCTGATGGCTTGTATTCAGGGTCACGAGGCGCTACTGCCAAACCCATAAACTTACCCTTCTTGCCCTCTTTAATCCATGCTGATAGCCAATAGTCTTTGCCATCAACAGTAATATTCCCACGATAATCTGGGTGGTTAGGTGTTTCTTTTTTGTCACTTTTGAACAAAACACCAGCGTTATTTTTCTTTTCCATTTAAAACTCCTTCGCCTTTTTAAGTGCACTTCTTACTTTACTGGGAAGCAAAGTCCACAGAGCAATCTTTTGTTGATCGTCTAGGTTCTCTTCTTCCAACTTAACCCAAGCTGCCTTGGGATCACCTTGCTCGCACATAGCAATCAGATCGACTGCCAGTTCTTGCAAGTACTGTAATTCCTCTTGAGGAATGTTGTCTGTTGCACCTTGAGTAGGTGTGATAACGACTGATTTACCCTCTTCTGGGAGGTCTTCACCAGCGTAAATGTACAGTCCCAATCCATGTAAAGCTAACGCCTTTGTCATGCAGCGCATGATGGCTGTATTGACCGCAAAAGCATCTGGTTTAGGAATGGCTTTGTTTCTGTAATCCATCACAGGTAATTGGCAGGTCATTGGTTTGCCAAACATGGTCACAGTAATAAACACCATTGCCGTGCCGTTGATGTCCATAAAGCATTTGCCATCGAACATCTCTATCTTGTAAGTGGCGCTAGAATCGGCTTTAAGGGCTTCTGCCCATGCCCATGCCCACGATAGGTAGGATAAGCCATTCTTTTTCTCAAGATGCTCATTGACGTTCTTTGCCAACAACTTCTCAATTAACTCTTTGCGGTCAACCAGAAGTCCTGATTGATGCGGGTCTTGTGTGTATGAACTCATATTCACTCCTTTAAAGATATTTATCTAACTCTTGATTGATGATTTGCTTTTGCTGAACTACTGTTAAATCTTTGAACTCAACAATGTGACTGTAATCACAACAATTTGCATTTTGTTGTGTTAGGCAATGTCCACAGTATTGAATATCTGAGAACTCTTCTAAATAGGTCTGGAATAATGTTTTCATTAGTGCAACCTATCAAAAGCCATTTCCCAAAGAACATCGCTTGCCAGATCGGTGAGTCTGTTTAACTCATCTTCTGTTAGTTCTGTTCCATCTTCGTAGCATCCATAAGAGAAGTAGGCATCAGAGAAATCTGGATAATCTCTTGGGTCTACTCCATCTACTTCTAGGTCTACAACCTTCTTTCCATTAAGCATCGGCATGATTAAGCCTTTTGTAACTTTTCACGATACTTAAGCATTGCATCGGCAATATCGTAAGAATCTTTGGCTATTTCATCAAAAGAAATGCTAAGTGGTTCATCCTCTAACTTCCAGTAAGGAATTGCTGAGGCCATTGCTCTTGCCGCAAAGTAGTCACGCAATGTCATGCCACCCATAGCCAGCATTTGGTTATATGTCGGCACAAATTCATAAGCTGGAAATGCTTTTATATCTTTCATATTCACTCCTATTTGTTTATCAAAATGTGGACTATTTGTTGTCCACATCGATAATGTGCCACAGGTTTTACAACTATTTAATAGGGATAAACCCTAATAGACAAGCAAAAAAACAACACTACTATTCTGACTATGAACATCGAACAAATTGAACAAAAATGCGCAGAAACATTGCTTGATTACGCAATTGTTATGTGCAACGCCTATGTGGACGATCCTGAAGACTTCAATGCAGCAGTAGTTGCTTTGCTTGCTAGGACTCTGGAAAACCACATGAACCGACCAATCAACATTCAAGAACTCTACCAATGACTCAAGCACAAGTTATCAAAGCCTTGCAAAACGGCCCTCTAACCTCTCACGAAGTAGCCAACATAACTGGTATGCCTCAAGCCACAGTCCTCTGTACTGCAAAGAAACTACGCCATCAAGGTAGGTTAACGACAGAGCAAGTTAAAGTAGGCAGACATTGGGTTGCTAAGTACACCTTGGCTGACTCTGAAATAGAAAAATCAGAGAATGGCGTAAAAATCATCTGTGGGATTAAGACTTACGGAATCTTTACAAAGGCTGAGTATGCTGTGATGAGGGCACAAGCTACTCGATTGCTTGGAAAGCCACCTGTAAAAGAAATCACAAACAACCAAAGAATTTAACTATACAGTAGGCTTTTTTAAGTATACAAAGTAAAATAATTTTGTTATTATGGAACCCAGCTAGGTCGGGAGTTGCTACCCAACCGAAAAGAGTTAACCCTTCTCCTGCTGGCAATTCCTTCAAAGGGTGGTTTTAAAAAGCGGGAAATTTTATGGCTACCAAAGTCGATATTTGGATGCCGCTATACATAGCGGATTACCTTTCTGCAACCTCAAGGTTGACCACAGAACAACATGGTGCGTACCTGTTGCTCATCATGGATTATTGGAAAAATGGCGCTCCGCCTGACAATGACCAAGTACTTGCACAGATAACAAAACTATCTCCTGATGCTTGGAGTAATGCTCGGTCTATGCTCCAAGTATTCTTTCAAGTAAAAGATGGCTTATGGATTCAACATCGGATTGAGTCAGAGATGGTGAAAGCTCAACACAACAAACAAGTAAATGTTAATCGTGGGAAGGCTGGTGCTGAAGCTAGATGGAATAAAAATGCTCCAAGCATAGATGAAGCATACTCGGAGGTATGCTCGGCAGATAGCACATCACCTTCACCTTCACCTTCACCTATATCTAAACCTTCACCAACAAAAGTAATACTACCGCCTGAAGGCGTTTCTGATTCTGTTTGGCAGGATTTTAAAACTTTGAGGAAAGCCAAGCGAGCGCCAATAACTCAAAAAGCAATTGATGGAATTATTCGTGAAGCAAATAAAGCAGGATGGACTGTTGAACAAGCGTTATCTGAATGTTGCTTTCGTGGTTGGCAAGCATTTAAAGCAGAGTGGGTTGCGCCTAAATTAACTCATGCCGACATTGGTAGGGTCACAGTTCCTCCATCAAATGACCCTGATCCTGCGTTGTTGAAGATAAAGGAAGATGAAAAGAAAACTCGCCCTCCAACACTTGAAGAGCTTGCGATTTTTAACTCAATTAGGAGAAAAGCATGAATAAGATTGAATTTGGTGATTGCAGAGAGATTATGCGTAAATGGGCATCACAAGGTGTTAAGGCTCAAACTTGTGTTACAAGCCCACCATATTACGGATTGCGTGACTATGGACATGAAGGACAAATAGGACATGAGGAAACACCAGAGGAATTTATTAAGCAATTGGTAGAAGTTTTTAGGTGTGTCTGGGATGTACTTGAAGACGATGGAACATTGTGGTTAAACATTGGTGACAGCTATTGCAATACAAATGGTTTTGCAAGGGCTAGTCCTGAATATCAGCGTGAAGGCAGAAACAATATGCCAGCCAACGATAGAAAGCTGGATAAGTTGCATGAAACAGGTTTAAAAACAAAAGACCTGATTGGCATACCTTGGATGTTAGCCTTTGCGCTTCGTGCTGATGGCTGGTATTTGCGTCAGGACATCATTTGGAGTAAACCAAATCCTATGCCAGAGTCTGTTCAGGATAGATGCACAAAATCCCATGAGTACATCTTTTTGTTAAGCAAATCTCATAAATATCATTTCGATCATGTTGCGATCAAAGAGCCAATGAAAGGTGAGCCTGAAAGCCGAAATAAAAATGCTGAAGGCTATCAGGCCGACTATGCTCATGGCGATAGGTTTAGCAAAGGAGAGAGGGTTTTTGGTGCTGATGGTATGGCAAACAAAAGAAGTGTTTGGACTGTGCCTACAAAGCCTTATACGGGTTCTCACTTTGCGGTGTTCCCTGTGGACTTAATCGAGCCTTGCATCATTGCTGGTGCGCCAATTGGAGGAATAGTTCTTGATCCTTTTATGGGTTCAGGAACTACCGCACAAGTAGCCCAAGACCTTGGCAGACAGTACATTGGATGCGAGTTAAATCCTGAGTATGGGAAACTTCAAAAGAAGCGTACAGCACAAAAATCATTGGATTTTGCATGAATTACTTTGAAGCTATGAAACTTTTGGACAAGGTGCGTGAAGGCGTACCTTTTCCACTACACCTGATAAACAAGGCTTTAGAGCTTACTGGCGACTTATGTATTCCAGACGAAACATAGAAAACCCAAACGATAGAGTAACTCTCGAAATGGCAGAAGCCAGAGAGTTATTCCATAACTGGGAACAAACCAAGAATCGTGACCTGATTCGTGCCCGACTTGAGAGAGCTGAAAGAATTTATGGTCGTGGTGCTAGAGACAGAATTCGTGCTTTTATGCAACAAATGAGAGATGGGATACTTGAATGAAACCTGAAACAAAAATCAAAATTGCATACAGAAACTGGTGCAAGCTAACTTTTCCTGATTACAAAGTACAAGACTTTCCTTGTCATGGTCGTATGTATGAAGTTTGGGAAGCCGCTTGGTTAGCAAGTAAGGAATCAACATGACTTTCATGGTGACATTCAAAGTAGATGGCGTACCAGTCCCAAAGGGTCGAGCAAGGTATGTCAAAAGGGGTAACTTTGTTCAAGCCTACACCCCTGAGAAAACAAGAACCTATGAAGCCTTGATTAAAGATGCTTCTAGGCAAGCAATGGGCGGCTCAGAACCTTTAGAAACCCCTGTAAGCCTGTATCTGTACATCAGAGTACCTATCCCTGCATCAGCAACCAAAAAGCGCCTACAAGCCATTGCCGATGGATCAGAGAAACCAATCAAGAAACCCGATGCGTCCAATATTCTCAAAAGCGTAGAGGACGGCATGAATGGGGTTGTTTACAAGGATGATTCTCAGATCATCAACATTCACGTTACCAAGGTGTTTTCTAGTGAACCAGGTGTCGATATTTGTGTGAAAGAGTGTCTTTAGTAAGGGTAAGTCCCTATTCAAAAAGAAAAAAACAAGAGTAAATTAACAGTTTTTAACAGGAGTAAATATGTCCACATGGGAATTTGACACCACCACAGGTGCAGGCAGTGAAATCGTCACAGTCGTTTATGAGTATGAATCCGACCAAGATTCGACCTATAACGAGAACATCAAAGAGATTTGGTTCAAGGGAAGAGATGTCATGGGACTGTTATCTGATGAACAGTTCAAAGAGTTGGACATGGAAGCATCCATGCGCTTTCAACATCACAAACTTAACTACAAGTTGGAGGATGTATGAGAGAAGAATTAAAAGACTTGCTGGAGGCAGTAGAAGTTGCTATTGCTTCTGGTGACTGGAAAGTTGATGGTGCTTGCGATCCTGATTTGGTTATTCAAAGAGCAAAGAAGGCCATTAGGGAAACCGAGCTAATAAAAGAAAAACTAGCAGACTCATTGGGAGACCTAAATAAATGGTCAGACCTTGTTCGCAAGGGAGAAGCTGAAGTTACTAGCGTTTCTTTTAAGAGGGTAGAGAAATGACTAACGATGAAAAATGGGAAGTCCGCAGATTAAAAGAACGTTTAGCAGAGATTGAGGCGTTTAGGCTTGAGGAAGACAAAGGAATTCGCCCAAAGAACTACCGTGGCCCTTTGCCAAGACCAGAATGCACTTGTCCAGAAACATACTATTGCTGTTGGGGTTGTTGCAACACAAACCAAGAGATCAGATCAAATCAAGGAATATACGGATGACTAAAAATATTGACAAGTTATTTCCTGACCACAAACTTATTCACATGGGTTCTTTTAGATGCGATCCTTTTCCAAATGAAGGAATGTATCTAGCAATACCAAAGAAGCGTTTAACTGAAGAAGAATTTAAAGCAAAGCAAGAAAGAATAGAAAAGTTGTTTTCTTGTGGATTGGATGAAGCATGAACATAACCATCTACACCAAGACAAATTGTCCTAACTGCACAACAGCTAAACAGTTGTTGATTAGTAAAGGCTTGGCTTATACCGAAATCAACATAGAGACTGGTGACAGATTTGCTAACTTTGTAGCGAATTACCCTGATGCCAAGCAAATGCCACAATGTTTTATTGGAGACCAAAGAGTAGGTGGTTTGGCAGGGTTACAGGCTGCTTTGAAACAGGTGGGACTATGACCGATAAAGAAGCATTGAAGCTGGCGCTGGAGGCGTTGGAAAATATGGCTGAATTCAGCATGTATGGACTTGAGACACAAATCACCGCCATCAAAGAAGCATTGGCACAGCCAGAGCAGGAGCCGTATTGGGAGCGTGTTGCAAGAATTAAAG